AACTTGTAGTGCTTGTAGTTCTTCTCAAAAGAATTGTGATGCATATGGAAGTTTAACAATAACAGAATAAGATGGATTTAGAATCTATATTAAGTGTGCTAAAAGACTACGACTTACCTACTATTATGTTAGGAATATATGTGTACATGCACATAAACAAAAAATTAACTGTAGTAGATAAAGCTGTCAACTGTAGGCCACCAGATGCAATGACAATAAGCCAGGAAGTAAGCGAAATTCATAGAAAGGTTGATGTTAATGCAACTACTCAGGCAAGAAATATTGAGTACATTAAAAAAGAAATGGATAATAATAAAGACGCAAGTGAAAAAACATTTCAATGTATATCAAAAGAGATTAAGACTTTAAATAAAAGAGTAACAAGCATGTCTAAAGTTAAGAACTAAATAATATGATTATGAAAATTTGGAAAAACATTGTATGGTTCTTTACAGAAATGATGAACCTTTGGTCTGATAAGCCGTCTTTTTTCTCAAAGAAAAGAGTTGAATCTAGTATTGCATTTATTATTGCACAAGTAGGAATGATTGCGTATTTAGTTACTCAAATAGATACAATGGATGTTTATGAGCTTCTTATGTGGGCAGGTGCTGAATTTTTAATTGCTGGTTATACAATTAATCAAATCCAAAAAGAGAAAAAATACAATAAAGAAAATTAAATATTTAGCTAAGCTAACTACTAAACATTTGATATTTAAACTTTTTATGTTATATTTGCTATAACATATAACATAAAAAGTTTTATAATGGAAAACCAAAATCAAGATCAAGCATCTGAAATGTCAGATGTTGAAATGGCTGCAATGAGAAAAAAAATCACAGCCCAGTATAAGGAAGAAATCACTTTCTTAAAAACACAATCAACTTACGAAGACTTAATGGCTACTATTGAGGAATCTAAATTCAGACGCTATCAAGCAATGGCTAGAAGCTCTCAATTATTTGCTCAAATGGAAGCATCAGGAGAAGAGAGTACTGAAGCAAAAGCTGATTTTGCAGCAGCTAAAAAAGAAGCAGAAAATAATGCTCAATCTACTCAAGAAAGAGAGCCTACGACTAAAAAACGTTCTTTAGTTAAAGAGAAATAATTATGGAAGGGATTATTAAAGTTGGTAGTAAAAAGCGAAAAATTGTAGCTGAAATTCAAAAAATTATTGGTGTTAAAATAGACGGAACTTTTGGACCATTAACTGAAAGAGCTTTAATTGGTTGGCAATCAGAACATAATTTAGTTGCTGATGGTATAGTAAATCCTGCAACAATGATTGCTATGGGTATTTTAGATACTGATGAGATGACTGCAGATTTTGCTCCTATTTTTAGAACTCCAAACGGTTTAATTGTTGAAAGACACTATTTACCAAAAGATCAGTACATAGAGTATTCTGAACCAGTCATAAATGAATATATAATGCTACATCATACGGCAGGTAATTCAAATCCGTTTAAAACTATAGATCATTGGGGAAGAGATTCCAGAGGTAAAGTTGCTACAGAATTTGTATTAGGTGGACAAACCATGAAAAATGGAAAAGACAAACATGACGGTACAATGGTTCAAGCTTTTCCTGAAGGATGTCAAGGATGGCATCTTGGAAATACAGGCTCGCGCTATATGAACAAACATTCAGTAGGACTAGAAATTAATTCTTTTGGTTATCTTGATGATGAGTTTAAGAATTATGTAGGCATGCTTGCAGATCCAACTCAAGTAGTTACATTAAATGAACCTTTTAGAGGAAAAAAGCACTGGCACAAATATTCAGATAAGCAGATTGAGGCGACACGTAAGTGGATTAACTGGATAGCAGAGCGTGACAGTATTGATATAATGGAAGGTCTAATCAAATGGATTAGAGAAGAAGGACCAACAAAAGCATTTGGGTTCCACCAAAAAGCTTATGAGGGTAAAGTTAAAGGTCTACTTACTCACACTAACGTTAGGAAAGATAAAATGGATTGTTTTCCTCAACAAGAGTTTGTAGATATGCTATTAAGTATTTAAACCAACAAATATGGCACAAGCAAATTTAGTACAGAAAAAAGTGCGTATGGGTCACCGTGATATTATTAAATATCAACTGGTGACCTACTGCTTTGTTAATGATGTACAACTGAGCAACAACGAACTTGATTGTCTCACATTATTAGGAGCTTATGGAGAATATGAATTATCAGAATTTTGCGGCTCTGCTGTAGAAGAAAAAATTTTTAAAACTTCTCAGACTGTCCGAAACTTTCTTACTAAAGCTTCAAAATTAAAGTTGGTAAGGAAAGACGGTACTAACAAGAAGAGTATTTCATTAGCTAAAGAATTGAATATTCAAACAAAAGGAAATATAGTATTAGATTATAAACTAGTATATGTTACCAAAAAGTAGTAAGCACTTCATACACCCTGTTGCTGAAAATTTAAGTATTGATCAGCAACTTGTAGAAGATGCGGTTAGCTTTTATTATTCTACGCTTAGGAAAGCACTGAGTAATTTAGATTGTCACTTTATACAAGTAGAGAACGTAGGGTTGTTTAAAGCAAAAACTAAAGAACTTCCTAAGCTGGTTCATAAGTATGAGAAGCACCTCAGCGTGATTAAACCTGAAACATTTAATCAGATGGCAATTAAGAAGGACATTGAAACTAAGTTAGATAGAGTTTATCACTTGCAGCAATTAATAGATGCTGACTTACAAAGAAGAAAGGAATTTTTAGAAAAAAAATATGGGAACAAGTAAATTAAAAAAGTTTTGGGACAATAAATTAGAAATTTATGAAGGGCTCAAAAACAAAGCATTCAAGCAAGAACACATTGAAGAAATTGCCAGAGAAAGACTTATAACTTGTAACGCATGCCCTCACATCGACAAGAATGGGAGTAAGTGCGAAGTACCTGGCACTAAACCTTGTTGTGGTTTATGTGGCTGTTCCTTAAGTCTTAAGACAAGATCTCTTTCATCGCAATGTGCCGATGATAAAAATATACGCTGGAAAGCTATTCTCACAACTCAACAAGAAGACCAACTCAACAACCAACTCAACACAAACGAACATGGAAATTCAATTCACAGCAGCGGATCATAAATACATAAGTAAAGATGATCCAACACAAAAATGGTTAAGTGCAACAGGGTTAGTTGGACTATTTAAACCAAAGTTTGATGCAGATGCTCAAGCTATAAAATCAGCTAAGAATAAAAAGTCTAAGTGGTATGGTATGAAGCCTCAAAATATCCTTGATATATGGGCCGGCGAGAATAAGAGAGCCGTGACATTAGGTAGTTGGTATCATGACCAGAGAGAGCAAGAGCTTATTGCTTGTGAGACTATTCAAAGAAATGGTGTAGACCTTCCTATATTCAGACCAATAGAACAGGATGGTATTAAACTTTCTCCAGATCAAAATATTGCAGCAGGTATTTACCCAGAGCATCTTGTTTATTTAAAGTCTGTTAGGTTGTGTGGTCAGGCAGATAGAATTGAAGTTGTTGGAAATATTGTAAATATTTATGATTACAAAACCAACAAAGAAATTAAATTAAAAAGTTATGTTAATTGGGAAGGAAAAAGCAATAAACTTAATGCTCCTATAGATCATTTAGATGATTGCAATTTTTATCATTATGCCTTACAAATGAGTTTGTATATGTATATTACACTAAAACATAATCACAGTCTTAAGGCTGGTAAAATGGAAATTCACCATATTATATTTGACGTAGAAGGTTATGATGATTACGGTTATCCTATTGTAGCTTATGATGCTGCAGGAGATCCTATTGTAAAAGAAGTAGTTCCTTATGAAATGCCTTATCTTAAAAAAGAAGTTAATGCTATGATAAATTACTTAAAGTTACATCCAGAAAAATATAAGCAATGATAAAGTTATTTGAAATAGAGAATAAAGTTGTTAAACCAACAGAGCATTGTGAAACCATCAAGTGGCTTAGAATAATAAAAGAAAACCATCCTAAACATGCACTTAAGATTTATGCCTATTTATTTTACATGACTTGCCCTAGTGAAGAAAATCCTTTTTTTAATATACCAAGAGATATAAGAGAAGATATTGTTATAAAAGATTTAGAAATAGATTTCTCATTAGAAGAAGACGAAATTATAGACGGTTTAAAGAATGCTTTTATAATGTATGAAACACCGACAGTAAGAGCTTACAATGCTATTACAGTCATGTTAGATAATCTTGCAACATATATGGAAACAACTAGTGTTACTGCTGGCCGTGACGGAAACATAAATTCATTGCTCAGGATAGCAAAAGAGTTTGATTCAATCCGTCAGTCATATAAAGGAGTTGCCAAAGATTTAGCAGCTGAACAAGAATCTCACGTAAGAGGGGGTCAAAACTTAGGCTATGATCAACTATGATCATTGAAAAATTTTACATAGAAGTCCCTACATGGGAAAACGATAAGTGGACATTAACTGAGTTCAATGATTTACAAGAGTTTAGAGACTTTGTAAAAAGTACTTTTAGAGAGCCTGGTAAATATGAATTTGATGAAACTGCTATTGAGTTTAATAAAGAAGCTAGAAATTTTAGAAATCAAGGAGATGTTTATTGTTTAGCTCCTTACATGTCAAAGGATTTTATTAGCTATTGGGATCTTCAAAAAGCCAAAAGTATACACGGAGCTATATTTCATAATAATGGTAAAACTTGGTATTTACCAAGAGATTATTATTTCTGGGTAAATTTTCTTCCTATCTATGATAAAATGAAGAAAAGATTTGATTTTCCGCGCGTATGGGATGTTCAGCTTCACATGGCGCTTTATGAATGTCTAGCTGAATTACATTTTAAACATTCTTCTATACTTAAAAAAAGACAGATTGCTTCTTCTTATTTTCATATGGCTAAATTCATTAATCGTATATGGTTTGATGAAGGAGCTATTCTTAAAATTGGAGCTTCACTTAAGGATTATATTAACCTTGCTGGTTCTTGGAAGTTCTTAGATGAGTACAAAGCATTTTTAAACACAAGTACGGCATGGTACCGTCCAATGAATCCAGGTAAAGTGTTGGAGTGGCAACAAAAAATTGAAGTAACTAAAGGTGGTAGAAAAAAAGATGTAGGTCTTAAAGGGATGATAACAGGAATGTCATTTGAGCAATCAGATACAAAAGGTGTCGGTGGGCCGTGTACTTTATTTTTTTATGAAGAAGCAGGTATTGCACCAACAATGGATAAAACTTTTGAGTTTCTCCGTCCAGCTATGCAAGCAGGGGAGGTTACAACAGGTATGTTTATTGCCGCAGGTTCTGTTGGTAATTTAGCTGATTGTGAGCCTTTAAAGCAATTTACATTATTCCCTAGAGAAAATGGTATTTATGAAGTTGAAACAGACTTAATAGATGATAAAGGAACTATTGGGATGTCCGGTTTATTTATTCCAGAACAGTGGGGTATGCCCCCTTACATAGATGAGTTTGGAAACTCTATGGTTGAAGAAGCATTAGTATCTTTAGAAAATCAATTTGAAGTCTGGAGACAAGAGCTTAGACCTGAGCTATATCAATTACGTATATCACAGCATCCTAGAAATATTAAAGAAGCATTTGATTACAGAGATAAGTCTATATTTCCTTCAAACTTAATTGCTGATCAGAAGCGTAAAATTGAAGAAAAAGATTTTCCTTATGAACTCATTGAATTAAGTGAAGGCGCTCAAGGAGAAGTTGTAGTTAAAAAAACTAACAAAGCTCCTATAACTCAATTTCCTATTAAGTTAAACTTGGATGATAAAACAGGCTGTCTTGTTGTATGGGAAAGACCTGATAAAAAACCTGAGTTTGGTCAATACATAGCATCAATAGATCCTGTTGGAGAAGGGAAGACTACTACGTCTGAATCTTTATGCTCTATATATGTATATAAAACAGCAACTGAAATTACAAGAAGTGATATAAATGGAACTACTACTTTTATTGAAGGTGATAAAATAGTAGCATCTTGGTGTGGAAGATTTGATGATATTAATGATACTCACAAAAGATTAGAGTTAATTATTGAGTGGTATAGCGCTTGGACACTTGTGGAAAACAACATATCGCAGTTCATACAGTATATGATTGCTCAGCGTAAACAGAAGTATCTTGTACCTAAGAATCAGATGGTATTCCTTAAGGAGGCTCAGGCGAATAAAAGTGTTTACTCTGAATATGGTTGGAGAAATACAGGAACTTTATTTAAGGCGCATATGCTGAGCTACTTAATAGAGTGGCTTAAAGAAGTTGTTGAGGAAGAGTTTGACGAAGAAGGTAACGTTATTAAGAAGTATTATGGGATAAGAAGAGTGCCTGATATTATGGCAATGGTTGAGATGGAGGCATATAGACCAGGGGTCAATGTGGATAGGCTCGTGTCACTGGCAGCCCTTATTTCCTTTGTAAAAGTAAGAGAAGCCAACACTGTAAGGCTTACTAGAACAGAAAATGAATTGGACAAAAACTTGGAAAATTCACCAGATTTGTATAAATTAAAGAGAGGTGCTTTTAATAATATTGGCAAAAGTCGCGGTAAATCAGCTAGTGTCAAGAAACAAAGATCTCCTTTCAAACATATTGGTAGAAAACGATGAAAATTTATAATGCGTTAAATTTAAAGAATGGTGCTAAGAGCAAGCTTAACAGATTGTCAAACTTATCTCAACCTCTACAGTTTTTACCAATGGTGGAAAAAGATGAGGAATGGAGTGCCTGGAATATGGATTGGTTAGAATGGAACGGACTTAAACAACTTAGAAGAAATGCTAGGCGATTGATGAAGAACTACAAACTAGCTCAAGGTATAATTGACAAAACAGACTATATAGTTGAAGAAGACAACGAGATGGGAGGAATTGTTGAACAGTTAGCTTCTGATGATGAAATGAATGCATTAGATTTAAAGTTCTATCCAATTATACCAAATGTAGTAAACACTTTAGTTGCTGAGTTTGCAAAAAGAAACAAACGCGTCACTTTTAGAGCAGTTGATGAATTTACACATAATGAGATTATAGAAAAGAAGAGACAAGATATTGAAGATGTTCTTGTAAAGTATGCTGAGTCTAAGATGCTTAATGCAATGTTAGAGCAAGGTGCTGATCCAGAAGATCCTGAGATGCAAAAGATGATGGAAGAGAAAATGAGTCCTCAAAATCTTAGAACTCTTCCTGAAATACAAGACTTCTATTCTAAAGATTATGAAGTCATAGTAGAAAAGTGGGCATCTAAACAACACATCATTGATGAAGAACGCTTTAAAATGGATGAGCTAGAAGAAAGAGGTTTCCGGGATAAGCTTATTACAGATAGAGAGTTTTGGCATTTTGGAATGTATGAGGATGATTATGATGTAGAACTCTGGAATCCTGTATTAACATTTTACCATAAATCACCAGACGCAAGATATATTTCACAATCTAATTGGGTTGGTAAAATTGAAATGCAAGGTGTTGCAGATGTAATTGACCGATATGGTTGGTTAATGAATGAAGAACAGTTAGAGTCATTGCAATTTGCCTATCCTGTTTCAGGAGCTGGTTATGCAATAACAGGTCAGCAAAATGATGGTTCTTTTTATGATGCTACTAAATCTCATGATTGGAATGTTAATGGCGCTTCTTTAGGAATGCGTCAGTATGAGTCAATGCGAGACAATTATGGAGGTAATAATAATGATATAGTTGACTGGGTGCTTCAAGAATCAGAAGATTATAGCAATAATGATGGTCCAACTATGTTGCGTGTTACTACATCTTATTGGAAGTCTCAACGTAAGATAGGACATCTTACAAAAATTGATGAGAATGGTGGAGTAATAACTGACATTATAACTGAAGAATATAAAATTTCTGATAATCCTATTTATAATAATCAGTTAATAAGAAATAAAACTGCTTCAAATTTAGTATTTGGAGAGCACATAGAATGGGTATGGATCAATCACTCTTGGGGTGGTGTTAAAATAGGCCCAAATCAACCTACATTTTTAGGTATAGAAAACACCGGAGGAGTTAATCCGATTTATTTAGGAATTAACCAGAACCGTATAAATGCTTTAAAGTTTCAATTCAAAGGAGATAGCACACTGTATGGTTGCAAGCTTCCTGTTGAAGGTAGAGTATTTTCTGATAGAAATACACGTTCTACATCTTTAGTGGATTCTATGAAGCCTTTTCAAGTAGGTTACAATGTTGTAAATAACCAAATAGCAGATATACTTATTGATGAAATAGGTACTGTAGTTATGTTAGATCAAAATACTTTACCAAAACATTCTATGGGTGAAGATTGGGGAACTGGTAACTATGCAAAAGCAATGGTAGCTATGAAAGATTTTGGAGTTCTTCCTTTAGATACTTCAATTGCAAATACAGAAAATGCACTTAACTTTCAGCATTTTCAACAACTAGATTTATCGCAGACAAACAGATTGATGTCTAGAATTCAATTAGCAAACTATTTTAAGTCTCAAGCTTTTGAAGTTGTTGGTGTTTCGCCACAACGCTTAGGTCAACAAATTGGTCAAACAGATACAGCCACTGGAATTGAGCAAGCTGTTTCTGGTTCATATGCTCAAACAGAAATGCACTTTGTAGAACACTCAGATCATCTTATGCCTAGAGTACACCAAATGAGAACTGACCTTGCTCAGTATTATCACTCTACAAAACCTTCAATCAGACTTCAGTATATGACAAGTCTTGATGAACGTGTCAATTTTGAGATAAATGGAACAGAATTAATGTTAAGAGATATTAATGTCTTCTGTACTACTAAAGCAAATCACAGAGCTGTACTAGAGCAAATGAAACGATTAGCATCAGAAAACAATACAACAGGTGCTTCTATCTATGATTTAGGAAAAATTATTCAAGCAGATTCTATGGGTACTCTGAATAGTACGTTAAAAGGACTTGAAGAGAAAATGACTGCTAAACAAGCTGAAGAAAGAGGCCACGCTGAAGAAATGCAACGTATGCAAGGTGAGCAGATGGAAAAAGAAAAAGCTATGGAGCAATCACATGAAGCTAAAGAGTCTGAGAAAAACAGACGTAAAGATATACTTGTAGCTGAAATTAAAGCATCTGGTTTTGGAGCAATGCAAGATATTAATAAAAATGAACAGTCAGATTTCATTGATAATATGGAAAAGATTAAAAAGACTGAGAACTATGCAGACGTTACAAATATTCAGCAACAAAAAGTTAATGAAAATAAGAATCAGAATGCTGAAAAAAATAACATCAAGCGTGAGGAATTAGCAGTACAAAGAGAAAATAAATCAAAAGATCTTGAGATTGCTAGAGAAAACAAAAATCAGTATGATACTAAACCACAAAAGAAAGATAATAAAAAATCATAGCTATATAATGATGAAATATTTTAAAAGAGCTTTATGTTTCCAAACATTTAAGGTTTATTTTAGTTAAAATTGCGTATATTAATAATAACAGTCATACAAAAACCAACAATATGAGTGAAAAAAAAGAAGTAACAAATGTCCAAGAAGTCGATATTGATATAGATGAGATTTTAGGCTTTGATACTGATACGGTAATGCTTCCTGGTGAAACAGCAGCAGAGCCAAAAAAGAATGTTTTTTCTAAAATGAATATAGACACAACGTTCCTTGATAAGCCTCAAAGTAAAGAGGCACCGAAAAGTGTAGAAGTAGTTAAAGATGAAACTATTGATCCAGCTGCTCCAGTAGAAGCTGAGATTAAAAAAGACATTATTGACGAAAATGCGAATGATGATCCTAATGATATATTAGCTCCACCAAGCACTGATAATGAATTTGAAGATACTTCTAATAAAGGTGGAAGACCAACAGCTTTGGTATCAGCAGCTAAGAAACTTATTGAAAAAGGAAGGTTGATGCCTTTTGAAGATGATAAAAAAATTGAGGATTACACAGCTGAAGACTTTGAAGAATTAATTGAAGCAAATTTTGATTCATTTGAATCAAAACTTACTGGTGAATTACCAGCTCAGTTTTTTGAGCAAATGCCTGCAGAAATGCAACAAGCATATGAGTATATAGCTAAGGGAGGTACAGACCTTAAAGGAATGTTTAGTGCTCTAGCTCAATCTAGAGAGACTGCAGAACTTGATATAACTTCTGAAAATGGACAAAAGTCTGCAATCAGAAGCTACTTAAGTGCTACTGGTTTTGGAACTCCTGAAGAAATTGAGGATGAAATTTATGCTTATGATGACAGAGGAGATCTTGAGAAGAAAGCAAATCAGTTTAAACCTAAATTGGATGCTATGCAACAGCAAGTAGTTCAAAAAAGAATTAAAGAGCAAGAGTCGCAAACAGCATTAAGAAAAGACCAATCTCAAAAATACATTGAAAGCGTTTATTCTACACTTGAAGAAGGTAAGCTTAACGGTACCGATATAGATAACAAAGTTCAAAACATGCTTTATGCAGGTTTAGTTCAATCTAATTATCCTTCCGTTAGCGGTAAGCAAACAAATATGCTAGGACATCTACTTGAAAAATATCAATGGGTAGAGCCAAGACATGATTTGATTGCTGAAGCATTATGGTTACTTGCAGATCCAGATGGTTATAAAACAAAAATCAAAAGTGGTCAGGTTCAAGAAACTAACGCAGCTACCTTAAGAAAATTAAAAACAGAGCAATCTAGTAAGTCAAATACTTCAACTGAAAATGAAGAAGTAAGCGCACCTGCTAGTAGAAAACGTTCCAATGGAGTTCAGAGACAAAAAAAGAACTTCTTTGGATATAAATAAGTAACAAATAAATAACAAATAAATACCCACACAAATGAGTACACCAAGTTTTAACAACGGACTCTTCCTGAGAGATACAAATTATCAGGCAAGTTCACACGTGGATTCTTACCATTTAGCTAACATGCTAAAAGATGCAGAGCCTACAGACATGGGACCAGTAGATATCTGGGCCATGACGCAAAAAGTAGAAATGCCTCTTTATCAAATGTCAAGCTTTGGAGGAAAGAACGTGATTGAAGTAGATAATGTACGAGGAGAGTGGAAATGGCAAACACCAATTTCACAAGATCTTCCTTATATTACTGAAGACGTAGAACCTACAAATGTTCGTAAAGGTGAAGATGAAACAACTTTCAAAATTAAGCTTAATAAGCGTGAATTTGGACATGGTGACATCATCACATACGACAAGTATAACGGTTGTGAATTAATTGTATCTGCAGATGAAGATATTCTTCCTATGGGAGATGGTTTTGTTTACACATGTACGCTAATTAACAATGACAGCTACAGATTTTTAGATAATAAGTTTTTAGCGTCTGGAACTAAGTTTTTCAGAAAAGGTTCTGCACGTGGTGAATATGGAGAAAGATTCTCTGATATTACAACGAAATCAGGATACCGTGAATTTTATAACTACGTAGGTGGTGCTGAAGCTCACGTTCACTATTCAATTTCTTCTAGAGCTGATATGCAGATTAAAGGAGGAATGAATGCAGATGGTACAGTACCAGTTACTGAAATCTGGAGAAATTTTGATTCTAGTATGGATCCTTCTGTATCTTCTATTGAGCAGATGGTTGGAACTATGGGTAAAGATTACGTTAAACGCGCAATGGCGAACGGAGATCTTTCACGTACTTTCTTAACATCACTTGAAGCTGCGCACCTTACAAAAGTAGCAACAGATATTGAGACATACCTTATGTGGGGACACGGTGGTAGATCGCGTCAAGATGGGCCGGATGATATTAGATTATCAGTTGGTTTATGGAAGCAGTTGGATAACTCTTTCAAAAGAGTATACAACAAGTCAAGTTTTGATCTTGAGTTGTTCCGTTCTGAGCTTTATAACTTCTACAATGGTAGAGTTGAGTTCACAGGTCCGGATCCAAAACGTCAGATCATCGTTCAAACAGGAATGGGTGGAATGAGAATGGTTAATGAAGCAATCAAGCGTGAAGCAGCTTCTGATAACTTCCTTCAAACAGGCAGTGGTAATAAAGAAGGTGGCGGTATCGGTGCTATTACCGGTTCTGGTATGGATTTAGGATTTGGATATGCTTTTACTAGCTATGTGATTCCATTTTTAGCAAACGTACAGTTTGTTATCAATCCAGCATTTGATAATGTTCATACTAATGATATTGAAAATCCTGTAATTGATGGATTTGCATTGTCATCGTATTCTTTTATTATCTTTGATATAACGGATAACACAAATGACAACATTTATATGTTGAAACTTAAGTGGGATAACCAATTGAAATGGTGGTATCAAAATGGTACAATGGATTACATGGGACGTTCTCAAGGATTCCAATCATCAGGTCAGTTTAACGGATACAGAGTTTACATGACTCAGTGTATGCCTGCGATTTGGGTTAAAGATCCAACTAAAGTTCTTAAAATTGTAATGAGAAATCCAATTACTGGAGGTTCATTCTAAAGTAAAACTTACTACTATACAAGCAGCAACTCTACGGGGTTGCTGCTTTTGGTGGTATAAGACATTATTAAACCAACAAATAAACAACTTATGTCAAAAAAAGAAGCAAATCCACAAAAAGAGGGAGAATCAGCAGAAGTAATTGGTGTAGTAGAATCTACATCTCTTGATCCATCTGTTCCAGAAACATTAACTGCAACATTAGAAAAACCAAAAATTGGCAAAAAAAAACATATACCACAAGTAAAGGATATGTTTCAAAAAATGGGTAAAGTATCAATTAAACCATTTATAGATGCTAACAATGAAAATATGGGTCTTGAAGATTATGGCTTAGCCATTTATCCAGGAACACATCATGAAGAGCAGTTAGCCGCAATTGAAAGAAATGGTGTAGTAAGATACATAACAGGACTTGATGAGTTTGCACCAGAAGTACAAAAACTTAATATTCCTGAAAAAAAAGAAGCAGTAATACGTAATATTAGAATGGTAGTTGCTGAACTTGAAAAACAATTAGCAAGTAATGTAATCAATATTGAAGATGAACAATTTTGGGATAAAGTTACTTTGTTAAAACCTAATAACCATTCATTTTGGAAAAAAATTACTGTTAAATGTAGTAATGATGCAACATATTTAGACCCGTTAAATGATGCATATGACTTAATTAAGTTTATGTCAATTGAAGCTGGTGGATTTGATTTAGTAAGCAAAAGTTACGATGATGCTTTAGCAAGACCAAAACCACCTAAATTTTACTTAGATAAAGAAGTACATACTGTTTCTACAAGAACTGTTTATAAAAAATTACGTAACAAAGCAATTGGTAAATTAGATGGTTTATATTCTAAAAACCCTAAAAAGCTTCTTTACGTAGCAAAAATAGTTGACACCAATAGCGCAAGTTTTAAAACCTCTACACCAATTGATGTCCTTTATGATAAAATGGATGAATATATTGCTGGTAATGGATCAGAATCTACATTAGCTAAAGCAGCTGAGCGTTTTGTTAATATTGCTGAATTAGATATGGAAACTTTAAAATTAAGAGCTCTTGTAAAAGATGCTTCTTTCTACAAAGTAATTTCATTAAAAGCTGATGGTATGTTGTACCATTCGCCAACTTCAACAATGTTAGGCCGTAATGTTGCGGATGTAGTTGAATACTTAAGAAACCCTTTAAATGAGGATATTTTAGTACAATTGCTAGAAGAAATAGAAACTTATTGGAATACATAAATTATAAAATAAAAAAATATGTTAAATAATAAACCATTATTAGATCCTATGGGAAATAAGGTAAAAAGTAGAACTGTTATGTTTGGTAAAAACAAAGGAAAAACAAAAGAAACAACTATTTTTTCACCACAAAATAGAAAATCTCCTGGTCATACAGCTGGAAGAAAAGTGTCAGAATATTACAAAAAAGGAGGTTCTGTACGTAAAGATTCTCTTCTTTGTTCAATCTCTGGTATTAAAAAATAATAAGATACTTACTGGAGATTATGAATAACGCAACTATACAACTTAAAATACAACAAAGACTAAATAAAATAGCTTCAAGTGACTATGATAATATTGAAGTCTGGCAAATTGTTGAGTCTTTTAATAAAGGGCAAGTTCAGTGGTTACGTAGAAACCTTCATGGTCTTAACGTAAAACAGACAGGTGATGAACAGTCTAAAAGAAGAATTGATGATTTACAAACAATTTTAACTGAGATAGAAATACTTTTAATTAAAAGAGATCTATATTTTGAGTCTGAAGATTTACCTGAAAATTATTTTGAGTGGAAGCGTATTAGTGCTAATGGAGATACTGGATGTTGTGAAAAGCCAAAACGTATGGTTATATATTTAGATGCAGAAGCAAACGTAGATGAATTACTTAGAGATAATATTAAAAAACCAAGCTTACCTTGGGGTGAAACTTTCTGTACACTAATAGATAATAAAGTACGTGTTTATACAAACAATGAGTTTGATATAGTTGATGCTAGATTAACATATTATCGTCAACCAATAAGAATAGAAATTGCTGGTACAATAGATCCGTATACTCAATTATTATCTCCAGTAGATGTTGAGTGTGAGTTTAAAGATGACATTATAGAATTATTTGTAGATGAAGCTGCTAAAATTCTTGCTGGAGATATTGAATCTTTTAATATTTCTCAACAAGCATCTCAACAAGTTGAAGGCAATAATTAAAAAAAATTATAATGGGGATTGTTTCTTTAAGGAATTTTCGTTATATTATAGTATATATAAATTAAATTAAAAGAAAAATGGCGTATTTTAATCATGCATTTGCAAAATGCTTTATTGCCACAAAAGCTGATCAAGTTGAAGCAGGGGTTCCTGGTGATGCAGGCGGAGCAGCTGGAGTGACAAACGGAATGGTTACTACTGTAGGAATGCACGTAAGTAACTTAAAAAGTACAGCAGCATCCGAGGGATGGTTGTTAGGACCTGGTGTAACAGGTGTATTCGGAGTAAAAGGAGCAAACAAGGATTTGACTCTTAACATTGGTGAAACTCCAGATTGTTGTCCTTTTTATCTTGCTAGTTCATCTATCAAGATTAATGACAAGCAAGGACCTTTTCACGGAGGCTACCAAGTATCTAACAAGTCTAAGGAAATTAATCCTAAGTATATCCGTAAAGGATGGGTACAAACGGCTAATCCAGCTTCGGCAGCGGTTATGCAATTAGGTGGAACACCAGATAATGTTGGTGGGCAAGTGCTTACTGTAGGATCATTAGTTGGCGGTACTGGTTATCCAGCAAGTCTTGCTGGAGTTGAAACAGCTACTCTTATATTAGGTAGTGGTTCAGGAGCAACTGTAGATATTACAACAACTGCTGGTGGAGTTATAACACTTGCTGTACTTAATAATCCAGGTATTGGATATGCTGTAGATGATGTACTTGTAATTCAAGGTGGTAATGATGATGGAACTATTACGGTAGTAACAGCAGAATTGCGTAATGCAAATTGTAATAAAGAGTTTATTTGTGAAGAGACTTATTATTTACGTCTTGAGGTTAAAGGATCAGATGCTTTGCGTTTTGCTAACCATAACTTATATCAGAATTTAGGTGCATACACAGGATGTTGTGATGATCCTCTTGTACCAACTGCGGTAGATCCAAAGATTGTATACTTAGATTGGGCTCAGCAAATTGCAGGTCTTCCAGGTTCTACTCAAGGTAGTGATCAAGGAAATCCTTATTTCAAAGATTTCATTCGTCCAATAGTTGTTGTTGATGGTATATCATATGCAAAAGATGAAGCGGCAGCTCTTGAGTCTGGTCTTCCAGCAGCAAATATTTGGGCTAATATCCCAGCGGCAGTTGCATCAACAGCAGGTTTAATTTTGCTTGGTGCTTATGTAGAAACTGAATTTGGTGATTGTACATTCCAGCCATCTGATTATTACTCAGTTGAGCCTCTTAAGCTTTATGCTTCTGAAGTTGATTTGAATGGTGATCCGTGTGCGTTTGAAGGTTTATGTGTAATTCATACATGTTTAGGAAATCAAGCAAACGGTCTTGGTGAAAGTGTTGCACGTGATGTGATTCTTCATGAAGCTTACTTACAGAATTTCATGTCAACTGACTTGAGAATCCGTGAAATTACTCAAGGAACAAACATTTGGGATGTGATTGATAGAGCTGCACGTTATGACAGAGTATTCTTGTTGCATTCAGTGCCAAGATTTAACAACCCATCAGGTACGTTTGATAACGATCAGTACTTATTGGACGTTATTACTCCAGATCATACAACTTTCTCTACCTACTTAACAGCAGTATTTGAAACTTGTAATGTAGATTGTGAAGAAGTTGAGATTTATACAACAATACCGTGTACTTATAGTTTGCCAGTAGAACTGTAAGATAATTAAATTTAAAGTTTAACAAAAGGAGAGTGGAGTATTAACTCTTCTCTCCTTTTTTATTATATTACTATTATGGCACAACATGTATTAAGCGTAGAAGCACCAGTTACAATGAATAACTGTGTATTAAGATTAGTAGACACTAGTGTATATAGTCCTGCGGTACCATATGACTGTCCTTTATTAGAAATAACATTACCCGGATTCAATTATGCAGTACAATTTACTGATCCGTTAATTCAACAAAATTTTATCCTAAATTTAACAGCTTGTGATTTAGAAGTTCAAACTGCTAATTGCGGAACTTCATATAATGCTCTTCCTGATGGAATCTATATTATTAAATATAGTGTAGCACCAAATGAAACCGTATACGTTGAATATAATCACTTACGCATTACTAAAGCTTTAACTTGTTATAATGAAGCTTTGTGTGATTTAGATATAGCAGCATGTGCTCCTGATGCAGAGATAACAAAAAAATTAAGGGCTCTTAGAGAAATAAAATCTTATTTAGACGCAGCAGTAGCTAAAGCTGAAACTTGTCACGAGCCTGCAAAAGCTATGTCACTTTACAACTATGCTATGAAACAATTAGGAAAATTTAATTGCAAAACATGTAAATAAACCAATAAAACCAACACTATGAAATGTTCAAACTGTAAAGCTGCTTTAAGTTGCAGTTGTAAAAAAAGAGCGGCTAAAGACGGTACTGCATGTTGCGCAAATTGTGTAGCTGCTTACAACAGTAGTATTACTGTAAAAAAATAATTATTCTATGGCAATTTTTCCTTATTTAGTTTTTACGTCTTGTTGTCTAAATGAAAGTGGAGAACAAGATGTTTTAGAATTCAATGTAAATGATGTAACTATAAATTGGTGGACCGGTTCTTGTCCCTCTTGTACTACTCCAAATAGTATTGGTGTATGGGTTTATTCTGGTCCAGCAGAAAATGGGCTTATAAATAATGCTTGTTATGAGGTAACAAGGCCTAATTATATCCCACCTGAAACAGCGCCTATAAATCCTGCTCCAGTAGATCTTTATATGACCCCTACAGGTTTTACTAATTGTCAACAAACTAGTAATATACCTGCATGTTCCTGCTCAGATGTTTGTTATGTAATTCAACCTTGTGATGAAAGCGTACCCCCTTTTCAAATATCACTAAGTGATACAGAAACAGTATTATTAAATATAGGTCAAGTATATACATTTAATGATCCTTCTAGTACATTAATAGATAATGGATGCTACAAAGTACTAGAAGAAGCTCATTGCATTACGCCATTATACATAAATGTAACTGTAATAAAAGATTATGATTCAACTGATTGTGATGTCTGTATACCATGTTATGAATTAACAGATTGTTCTGATCCAGATAACACAGTTATTATTAAATGGGATCCAGAAGACATACCATTAGATGAATTAACAGCTTATGTATTTGATTTTGCACCGAGCATTTGCTGGTCAGCAGAATTACAATTCAGTCCATGTGAAGGAACTCAGTATGATGCATCACACATTACAACTAGTTATATAGATTGTGATGAATGCTTAAAGCCTTGTTATAAGTTAATTGATTGTGAAGGATTATATCCTACTATATCAACAAATAATCCAATCTTTCAAGGATATGTTGGGAGCGTTATTTTTTGGCAAGATGTATTAGGTGAGACGCATTGTGCAACTGTGGAAGTTTACGAATGTAAAAATGAAAATTTTCCAGTAGAGCCAATAATTGTTCTTGATTGCTATGACACTTGTATTGAATGTTTACCTCAACCAATACCAATTCCAACATTTCAAATATCTAATAGATCGGCAACTCCTGGTTATAATACTGCAGGATGTTCTCCAGAATATACGGAGAAAATTAATTGCAAATTTAGTGAATCTGTGTTTCAGGAAATGATTGCAAAACGTTATGGTTTAGATAGTTGCTGTGATATAGATGGAGAAAAATATGAAATTAAAAAAGCGCTATTAGATCTTGCCGCTATTAAAGAACCATATTTATGTGAGCCTATATGCGTAGATTACAATTATTCCTTAGAACTTAATATTGGAGATTCAGCTATAACAACTTACATTGATTGTGATGGTCTTGAACAAACCGTAATACGAACAGCAGTAAGTACATATACAGATTACGCATTAACTGTATGCGCTTTAACTACAATGGTTCCTGTAATAGTTGTTACTAGAGCCAATATGAGTATTGAACAATATAAATTGACAACAAGCTATAATACCTGTTGCCCGGTAGAGATTACCTGTATTGGATACACAATTTGCATGTCAAATGGAGGTAATGGAGAACAGAGAGTTAGATATTTTGATTGTGATGGTGCTGAGCAGGAAATTACTCTAGTTCCAAAGCAACCAAATACGTTTTATTACTTCTGTGGACTTCCAGGGCAAACTCTTACTAGAGATTTTGTATTTCTTCCTTCTGATACATTTGAAGTTAATCAAGTTGATTGTACAGAACTACCTCCAGTGCCAACAGGATCTTGTGCTGCTCCATAAATGAATTTAATAATTATACCTCTAAGCAAAAATGTGTGACTATAAATACAACGTGCATTTGTTAACGTGAATAAAATTTAGTATATTATATAGTAATGTTTATAAACTATGAAGCCATTAAATCTAAATAAAGAATCCTGTAATCCCATATCTTCCAATTGTGTTGTGTGGCAAGGACCAGACATTGAATGTATCAACTTGTGTAAAGGAGATAGTGTAACTGATGTAGTTTATAAATTAGCTACTGAGTTGTGTGATCTATTAACTACATTTAATGTGGACAACTATGATATAAGTTGTTTCAACTTATTAGAATGTGCGCCTAAAGATTTTGCTGCTTTAATTCAATTATTAATAAATAAAGTTTGTGAATGTTGTGGTTTAACTCCTACACCTATTCCAGGTACAGGTACAGTTGGTTGTCCTGATTGTGAAGTTACTATTTGTGAAGCTTTTTATTATCAAAATCCACAAGGTGACACAATTACATCAATGCAACTTGATGATTACGTAACAGCTATAGGCAATAAAGTTTGTCAACTTTTAAGTCAAATTGATACTATAAATGCTTCATTAGAAAATCATGAACAACGTATTGTAATATTAGAAACAACTCCACCTCCTATATTGGTTTTGCCAAAAATAACACCTGAATGTGTTTTACCTGCAACACCAACTGATATAGATACTGTATTGATAGCTTTAGAAGAACAATTTTGTTTACTAAGAACAGCAACTGGTGATCCAAGTCAAATTTATGCAGCTATTATAAAACAATGCGCAGGATTAAATGGTTCTCCCCAACTATCTGGTTCAGGAAACATGCAAGATATAATAGGATGGGCATCTATTACAGCAAATGCTGCTGATGCTTTTTCAAATCTTTGGTTAACTATATGTGACCTTAGAGCAAGTATTCAAAACATACAAGCAAATTGCTGTGATACAGGCTGTGATGGAATTACATTTGCAATAACAGCTACATTGCTTAGTGTTAATCAATTACAATTAACTTTTACAGGAGCAATTCCTGGAAACTTTGGAGATTGTAATGCAGGCTCATCAGTTATACTAACAGATGCTCAAGGTGGAACAACAACACTGACTCTTAATCTTATTTCAAATCATATAAATCAATCACCTTATATAATTGATTTGACTACTGTGCCATTAGATGGCAACTATAATATTAATGCTACTGCTACACTTTGTTCACTTGATAATGCAACTGGTACAACTTGTCAAAATGTAGCTACAGCTACAGCAGCAGCATCACAAAATTGTCCTGTGATTAATTTAATAGCAAGCACTTCTAGTTTACAGTATCAATTTATATACCAAGGTACAGTGCCATCATCAGGAACAGTTGAATTGTGGAACACTTCACAAACTGTAATGTTGCAATCTCAATTTTATAACTTTACTATACCAAATCAAACAGTTACTGACACTTTTTCAACTTTAAGTTCTGGTACAATTTATTATATTAGACTTGTAATAACAGGCAACAATGATTGTCCGTTTGTAGAAGGAACAACAACTGCACAAGGTTGCTTACCACCAACAAATGGAGGAATAGTAGAAATTAATCCACCAGTTATATAAAAATATACACCATGGCAAAAAACTGCGGACATGACGATATACCTTGCGGATGCAAGGACACAGGGCTTTTAACTCCACCACCATGTGGTCCAGGAGTTGATTGCCCTGACGGGACAGAATGTACTGAAACATTTGACGCAACATGTACTTACTATACCGGAGAGGATATTGTTTGTAATGATGTTGTTATAGTTACTGCAGGTAACAATGTAACGGAAATGATTCAAAACATTACAGATCATTTCTGTGCAACGCAAGGAGTTATAGATAATATTCTTTGTGGCGAAGAAGTTGTAGTATCAGCTGGCGTAACTTTTGATCAAGCTTTTATAGAACTTTCAGCATATTTTTGTGAAGCAATTGCTAATATTCCTGCAGGCCCTCCAGGCCCACCAGGTGATACAGGTGCTCAAGGAGATCCAGGTACTCCAGGCACCAATGGTTTAAGTGGTAGAGGTATTGCAGTATTTACACAAGCATTGCAACCAAATCAAACAGATTTTAATAATCAATATGGAACTATAGAAGGGTTTGGTGTCAATGGAATACCTGGAAGTGCTGTAATCAAGCCCGGTGATCTTTGGATAGAAGACTGCCCTTAAACTAAAAAGATGGGAGACTATAAAGTATTTGATGGTACTAATTGGGTTAATCCATGTACTTGTAATGTACATGTTATGCAGTCTAATGATGTTTGGAAGCTACTTGAACCTAGGACTTGTCCAACTCGTTATTGGGATGGTACTGAATGGTGTTTAATTACATGCGGTACACAAATTAGTGAAAAGACTGAAATTAACATATGGTTTGATTCATCAGGTTCAATGAATCAAACTTTGCCAGCATTAGAAAATATGCGCGATGAATTGTTAAAAGATTGTCTTTTGCCTTTATATAATAATGACTTGTTGCTCTATAATGAAAGAGTCAAAATTATTTCTAGCTGGACAGAAAGATCCATTAAACAATTAGGTACTGTAAGAAATTATAATGAGACTATACTGCAAAATCCTGCTTGGGTTAATAGATCTATAGATCTTACAGTAGATCTAGTTATAAATTTAGTTTATAGTGACGAAGGCCAAGGAAACGCAGACTATTGGAAATATGATTGTCTTCCTGATAAGTGTAATCCTGCTCAGTTATTTCCTGTACCAACTACGCAACAAGCCGGTTATTTAAACGATGTAGCATACACAAGAGGTACAGTAGAAGCAGCAATTATTGATCCTAATCCTTATGAGATTAAAGGTGCTATGTTTAGAGTTGCTACATCTGATCCCGCTCTTATTAGACAAAGAGAGCTTGTTGAATTATTATTTAATGATAATGCATTATATTTTCCACCAACTAATCTTTCTGATTATTTAACAACAAACTTTCAATATAGGCTTGATACTTTGAAAGGGCAGTCTGTTAATTCACAATCGCCTTTTATAAGTTTTCAAATATATTATTTAGCAAATAATATTGATTGGAATGTAGGCACTTATTTAAATACACCTGTTACAACTGTAGGTATTGGTTCAGGTGCAGGAATGCTTTTAAATATTGAAGTACTTCAACATACTGGTATAGGTACTGCTTCTGTTGTTGCTCCCGGTATAGGTACATATACACCTAATGCTACATTAAACGGAAGTTTAAATTTTGGTAATGGTGCAAATACAGGAAATAATGAAAGTGTTATATTTACTACAGATTCTTTAGGTAATCCAACTGCTATTACAGGTTTTAATACAGTAGGTGATGGATTCATTGTTGGTGAGAATTGGTCTTTATATCATTCAAGTAATCCCTCACAAATTAATCAAGCTATTGTTACTATAGATACAGTAGTTATATATAATCCTTTTACTATTACAGGTATAGCAAGTTATGGTAATGAACTATATTTAAATACAGATACTTTAGAAGTACAACCACCAATAACAGCAGCACCAGGTGTTCAAGTTGTTAATATCCAAGTTGGTGATGGTACAGGTTTTCCTAGTTATTATCTAGCTGAAGTTGTTTCATCATTAAACCAATTAGGGCTTGCTATTAATTGCTCATAATAAATAAATAAATATTAAAAACTAACAAAATGGATTTAGAAATTTCATGGACAGCAAACTGGATAGGAAACTACAATGTATGCTATAGAGAAGCAGGTACATTAAACTATACGTGTTCAATAGAATTTGTAGCGGCATTAGGTCCTGCAACAAAAACAATTACAGTGCCTAATAATTATTGTGATTTGGTAGTTTATGAAGGTTATATTCTTGCAGAGTGTCAAGGCAATGCTGATCCAGCAGAAGGTACACAATTTACAATACAAATAGTACAAAAAGATGATCCTTGTAATCCTTATAATGTACATTGTGATAATGCGCCTATAGCATCATTAATACCAAGTGCACCTGGTATAGATTATGTTACTGGAGAAGATGTTTTAGCTGATGGTATTCCTGTAGGAACTATAGTTGCTCCTACAGGTTTTATTACTGACGTAATAATAACTGATTCAGTAACAACATTTACAACACCTCCTGTAGTGACAATTAGTACAACAAGTGGTACAGGTGGTGCTATTCAATTAACTTTAGCTGATTGCCAACCAATACTTCAAGGATGTGATGGTACTAATGATCAAGGTGTACCTGTAAGTTCTATAACTCCTTCTATACCGATAGGTTCTGACTTTTACTTATGTGCTACAGCTGAGCCTGAACCAACACCTGCTGCTCAATATACAGTTACAGCTTTAGCAGGGACACCTTCTTATGAAACATGTCATTGCGAGCAATGTATAGAAGTAACAGTATCAAATCCAACAGGAACTAATTTATCTATTTGGTATACAACATATGATTCAGGACTAGGTTCAATAGTTTTATGGAAAGAGGTTATTGTTGCTGGTGCATCAAATCAATTATTAGCAAATCAAGCTATATCAGGTTCTGTGACAGCTCAGGTTGGTCTTGTAGTTGTTATAGAAAATTGTCCTGCAATAGCATAGGGTTATGCATATTCTTGCACAGTTAAATAAATAGTGTCATTTAAAATATGTCATAGTTTGTTGGTTTACTGTGACTAACAAAGAAAGCCCTAGGTATGTAAATATTTAGGGCTTTTTACTTTAATTAAGAAAAATGGAAAAAAAGAGACTTTTTTATGATATAGAAACTTCTTTCTGTAAAGGACATTTCTGGAGACCTGGTTATGGTCAAAACATTTTACCTCATCAAATAACAGATTATGCAAAAATAATATCTATCCATTGGAAATGGGAGGGAAAAGATAAAGTGCATAATCTTGATTGGGGATTAAAAAAACAATGTGATAAAAAAATGTTAGAAATTTTTGTTAAAGAAATGGAAAAAGCTGACGAAATAATTACTCACAATGGTAAACGTTTTGACACTCCTTGGATAAGAACAAGATGTGTCAAACATGGTATACCAATTTCACATGTTTATAATGAAATGGATACTTATAAATGGTGTAAAAAATATCTTAACTTGCCAAGTAACTCTTTAGCTGAAGCTTGTAAATATTTTAATTTAGAAGCTAAGAAAGACGCAGGTGGTATAAAGACTTGGATTGATGTAATATACAAAAAATCTAAAGAATCTTTAAAACATTTACTTTATTATGGTGATGGTGATATAATTAGCCTAGAGGCTTTATTTCATAAACTTAGACCTTATACTAATCCAAATATGCATTACAGTGTTTTAAAAGGAGGCAATAAGTTTGAATGTCCTGAGTGTTCAGGATTAGGTAAATGGCATAAAACATATACCACAAGGGCAGGTACTATCCAGCATTACATGTTATGTAGAGATAAAAAATGCGGCACACGATACAAAATCAATAATAAAACCTATCTAGACTATTTTCAATATAAGCTGCTTAATAATATAAAATAGATATCTTTAGCTTATACACATGTATTGTTTATTTGTAAAACACAGAAAATTTAGCTATATTATATTAGGACTATGCGCAAAAATGAAATTAGAAAACCAGATCTTAAAGGTCCGAGATTTAGAAATAAAAGGATTAGTGTCTTAACAAGAAAAACGTTAAAGAATTTTCAAGACAAGTATCCTGAGTACAAAGATCTAAGCTTAAAAGAGTTTAAAAAAATAGTAATGTCATTTAATGCTGAAGTAGTACAAGGAGTAATTAATAATAGAGATGGTATAGAACTGCCTGAAGGATTAGGTTTTATTTTTATGGGAACCTGTCCAGCAACAAAAAAGAAGAATGTAGATTATAAAAAGTCTTTTCAATATGGTGTTGAAACATCATATAAAAATTGGGATTCTGATAATAATCTTTTAAAAATATTTTATACTAATCATCCTACTAAATATCCTTTTACTAATAAGCAGGTATGGTCTTTTAAGGCGTCTAAACCTTTTAGAAAAATGGCGTCAGATAATTATAAAAAAGAATGGGCAAAATATATTGTTGTTACTCCTACAGAAAAAATATCAGCAATGTTTGACAAATACCGTAAAAGAGAATATAAAAAGAACTTAAAACCAATCATTCCAGAAGGTTATGATGAATTTAAATTTTAGACATGGGTACAATAGGTGATGCTACATCAAGAGTAAGAAATGTTATTAAAGGTGTGAAAGAAGATGCTTTTATTACTGATCGTTTTATTTATAAGCTGATTTGGAAGTATGCAAAGACTTTAATCAAGCGTGAAGACACTATGAATGAAATATATAAGTACACAAGTCTTTTTTCTGAAATACCTTGTGTAGAGCTTATAGATGTAGACAAAGTAGATGCTTGTTGTACAGGAATTAAAACTTCTTGTACAATAAAACGTACTAAAGAAAGAGTACCTAAGTTATTAGAAACATCAGATGGTCCTATAATTAGAGAAGCTTCTTCTTTAGATTACTCTGTTTCTTTGACTAGAACTTATCCTAGTATTTACACTAATATGACAAGGACTACAAGTTTTAAATATAATAAATCAAAATACTATTGGTACTTAGATGGTTATATTTATATTCCTGATGTTGAGTGGGAATCTATGAGACTACAAGGAATATTTGAAGATGATACTACTGAGTTTATTTGTAATGATAATCCAGATGATGATTGTCGTTCTGAACAAGATAGAAATTTACCTATACCTGAACATTTGTTTTCTGAAATAGAACAGTTCGTGCTTAAAGAAATATTAACTGCTGGGCAAATACCTTCAGACGGAGCCGATGACAGCCAAAATATTATGAGATAATGAGTTATAATTATACACTAGATTATAGAACTTTTGATGAACTTGTTGCAGATGCTGCAAGTGATTTTAAAAAATATCAACTTGAAGGTATTATTGATAGCCAAGATCTAATAAAGGTTGCAAAGAGAGTAAACTATGATTTAGGTTTACGTATTTTTCAAACTAGAGAAGTTGTTCTTGAGGTAGAAAAGAATAAGGTACGCCTGCCTAATGACTTCTATGTATTAAACTTTGCGTTTGTGTGTAATAAGTATAGTATTAAGCAATATTTACCACAAGGTACTCATATTGAAGAAAGACTTATTGGTCAAGCTGCACCAGAGTACCAACAAGCCCCACCAGAAGACGTTGACTTCTGTACTGATATAATTGTTCCAGATGTACCTTGCGATCCATGTGATCCATGCGCACAGTGTAATGAGCCAACTTGTGGTGACACTTGTAATGCTTGTTGTGCTAAACCTGATTCGTGTACTTTAAGTTGTAATGGTGAAGTAAATCAAATTGTACAAGTTCTTAATTCTGAAATAAGACATTATGAATCAATGCTACCACTTACAATTGCTAAAAATGCTAAAGCTGTAGATCAAGACTGTCCTAACTTGCGTTGGAAAAGCCCATTTTCAGCTTACATTAAAGATGGTTGGTTGTATACAAGTTTTGAAACAGGTAAAGTTTATTTAAATTATCAAGGTATGATGGAAGACTCTGATGGTAATTTACTTGTTCCAGAGCATCCCTTACTTAATGAGTATTATGAATACGCATTAAAACAAAGAATATTAGAGAACCTGATCATGAATGATGAGGTAATTAATCCGCAAAAAATACAGTTAATTGAACAAAGGTTTAGAGTAGCACGTAATGCTGCTTTGAGTTTAGTTAATACACCAAACTTTGCAGAACTCAAAAGTTTCTACCAAGCAAACAGAAAAGCATTTTATAATAAGTATTACAGTATGTTTAGTAGCTACGGTAATGGAAATAGATTTAATGGAAGGAACCGGTATTAAGCGTTAGACTATGGCAATGAAAAAGCAAAATACAAGTACTGCTGGACTACATACCTTTCAAAAAGGACTAGGAGAAGATATAAATGGAATGGCTAAGGATGGAAGTTCTTGGACTCAAGCACGGAATGCAGTAAACAATACTACAGTAGGTGATGTTGCTGAACTAAGTAATGAAGAATCTAATTACTTATGTGCTACGGCGCCATATACAATTATAGGTTTTATACATTTAGAAGCTGACAAGTGGGCTGTGTTTTCTACGGATGATAGTAACAGCGAGATTGGTTTATTTGAAAGAGATTCATGCACTTATGATACGGTTGCTAATGACCCTTGTTTAAACTTTAATAAAGACTATTTAATCATTGGAGTATCAAGAACTAACTTTGATTGTGATAATCAAGTCTATTGGTCTGATTCTTATAATCCTGACCGTACTATGTCTATACAGAATCCGCCTTGGATACAAGACTGTGTAGATGATAATGGTGACCTTCCTGGAGGATGTATCATATGTACTGATACGGATCAGCTTGACTGTGAAAAATTAAGAATAGCAGCCTTAGTAAAGAATATATGTTTAAGTACAAGTGTTGGAACAAGCAGTGGTGAACTACTTAATGGGCAGTACTATGTTGTTGGTGCTTACGTGATAAATGGACAGAAAATTTTAGACTACTCAGCACCATCTAACGTACAGGGACTTTTTACCCATCAGAATCTTGCGTCTTCTTTAGAGGTAACTGTTGATTTTGCTGATGAGGAATTTGATGAATTTGAATTAATTCTAATAAGCTTCAGCAACTTTCAAACAGTTGGCAAGCGTGTAGGTATCTACAGTACACGACAAAAGGTTATTACTATTGACGCAATCATTGAAACATGGCCAGATGTAGATATAGGTAATATTGCATTAAGAAATCCAATATTTGATAAATCTGATGGTATATACAAGAATGGAAAATACATGATGCGTATTGGTCCTACTAATAAGTTTGACTTTAATTATCAACCTTTAGCTAATCAGATTGAGACAAGCTGGGTATCTATTGAATATCCTGCAGACTATTACCGTAAAGGTGGTACTAAGACTAGTTATATGCGAGATGAAGTATATTCTTTCTTTGTAAGGTTTGTGTATAATACTGGTGACAAGTCTGCTTCATATCATATACCTGGAAGAGCTACTAACGCAAATGATGCAGGTCAAGTTATAGGTGATGATTCTGCTGTTGATATTGCAGATGGCTTAATACCATATACATGGCGTGTATATAACACAGCGTCTATTAACCCCTCTTTTCCTTTAAGTGTTTTGCCAGACGGTGGAACAATACTTGCTGGAGGAAGTATGGGTTATTGGGAATCATCTGAGTATTATGATGATGACACCCCTGAAATATGGAATGCTAATTTACCTGGTCAACCTCAATTTGATTTATGTGGTACACCTATACGTCATCATAGGTTTCCTGAAAATACAATAAGAGTTGCACCTTATACAGGCAGTACAATTACTAATCATTATGATCCTGTAGCTGGAAATACTATTAGAATAATGTCTGTTCAGTTTGATAATATTCAACCACCTATTGACAATGATGGAAACGTCATTCAAAACATTGTTGGTTATGAAATATTAAGAGGAACAAGAGAAGGTAACAAAACTGTTTTAGCAAAAGGTTTAATAAACAATGGTCGTGAATATGATACAGCTTTAAATAATACTCCTAGACAAGGCATTTATGCAAACTACCCGTTTAATCCTTTGGGACCTGATAAGTTTTTAAATGCTCAACATACGAATTTTGTTGCTGATTCAGAACCTACTTATTTTACAATTCCTTTTGAACCTTATACAGGAATTAGAAAAGATCTTTTTACGTTCCATTCACCAGAAACTAGTTTTAGAGATCCTTATTTATCTGCTAAAGAAATTAAAATTTATGGTGAAGCTAACGGTACTGTTAATGGTTACTTTGATTATCCTGATAAGCATCCTAAGCATAAGTTTATTACTGATGTTGCATTTGCTGTGTCTGCTATTGCAAGTATAGGGTATGCTGTTGTTAAAATGCAAGGTAAAAAAACTACTAATTATAAACCTACTACTAAGATTCATTTAGGTGGTAATTTATTAGGACAAGGGGCAGGTACAATATCAGGTCCTGCTAATAGTGGTTTAGGTAATACAGCTATAGGAATAATGAATAATGCAATAGGTTTAGGCTCACTTGCTACGTTTGGTTCACTTGCGGCAATTGCAACAACATTAATAGGAGGAGAGACAAATAATCTACAAAATATTACAACTAGTCAGGCATCTGAATTAGCTAGATTAGCACCTGGTACAATTAGTGGTTATTATAATTGGAGTAGAGAGGTTTCAGAAAATGAATCAATGCCTGATATTTTTAGAGTAATACAAGCGGTTCCTACTTTTTTATCTTATATGGGTCAAGGAACAGATATTTTTATTGAATTAATTAGAGCTTTTTCTCCTTGGCGACAATATGCTATGCAATATATGTCTCATGGTTTTTATAGCAGATTTAGAGGACCTACGATTGGTAATACAAAAAGAGGTTTAGGTGAACAAGGTTATATAGATCCTACGCTTCAAGACTTTGGTTTAAATTATAGAATAAATAATATTTACCGTTCAAGAACTGTTGCAATTGAAACTACTGGACTAGTTGCTAATCCACTTACTGTTGACAATACTCAACAAACATTTAGTGATGCTACCAATTTTCCAAATGGTCCTGATTGGCCTAATTTATCTACTGATGATAAGGTGCATCAAAAGTCATTTAATACAACAGCTAGCTCACACTATGTTGCATTAAAGCAACGCTTGTTAGCACAATATGGACAAATAGCAAGTATTATTCAAGTGCCTGTTTCAACATGTATGGTTGATATTGCTGAGACTGGAACAGGTCCTTTGTTTAATGGTGATGTTTATATTGGTCGTTTTACTGAAAAGAATACTATGTTCTTTTTTTATGATTGGTTATATGATTTACCTGACGGAGCTGAGTTTGATTATCGCTTATACAAGATGATAACTCATCCTAGATTTTGGATGGATACTGAATCTTTTGATTTGCAAGAATTTTTAGGCAGTCTTGGTGATTCTGTTACCTTTCCTGCTATTGATTTTGATCAAATTGTTGTTCCCAGTGGAAAAGCAGCTTTTGATAGAAAGTCAACAATTACTGGCATCTTTAATATAAAGAATGCTTTCATGTATCTATTTAATTCTGGTGTACGTGACTTCTTTGTAGAATCTGAAATAAATATTGATTATAGAGATTGGGGTGATAATGATTCACAAAGACATTATGATCCGTATAGATATTCTGATTTAACTGCAATATTTAATAGTAATTTAATTAAAGCTGGTAATTTCTTTAAGTACGATTATAGTTTAAGTCAATCTAAATTGTTTAATAATTTTATAGCTTGGGGTAACACTCAAGCAAGAAGTTATGATCCAACTGTGGCTGAAGACTGTTATGTTTATAGACCTAAGCGTATTACTTATTCCTTACCACAAGATCTTGAGAATCAAAAAGACTACTGGAGAGTGTTTTTACCTTTCAATTATAAAGACTTTAATAGCAAGGTAACTGCTATACGTCCAATAGGTAAGAATGGTGCAATTATGCTTTTTGAGAATGAGAGCCCTGTTCAATTTGCTGGAGTAGATCAACTTGTTACAGATAGCGGAACAAAGGTTACAATAGGTGATGGAGGATTATTTTCACAACCACTACAGAATTTGGCCAATGTAGATGAGCCTATTGAGTATGGTTCATGTCAAAATAGATTGTCTATTGTAAACACACCATTAGGGATGTTTTACATGAGTCAGAACCAGGGTAAAATTATGCAAGTTGCAAATGGCTTGATGGCTATTTCAGATGCAAATATGAAGTGGTGGTTTGCTACATACTTACCATACCGATTAACAAATGATTTTCCTGATTTTGAATTACAAGATAATCCAGTTGTTGGTATAGGATGTCAAAGTATTTATGACAATAAGAATCAAATAGTATATTTTTCTAAAAAAGATTACCAATTAAGAAAAGATATACGAGATAAAGTTGAATATGTTAGCGGTAGAATGTTTATAGTAAATAACATTTTGCCAATTCAATTAGGTGACCCTAGATATTTTGAAGATGCTTCATGGACTGTAAGTTATGATCCAAAAGTAAAAGGATTTATTTCTTATCATGATTGGCACCCTGATCTTACTATACCCGGAAAGAAAACATTTATGTCATCTAAAGATGATGGTATATGGATTCATAATGATAATTGTGCAAGCTATTGTAACTTTTATGGAACAGACTATCCATTTGAAGTAGAGTTTTCTGTACCAACAAATGTACAGGTGAATACGTTACGTAGTTTAGAATATTACATGGAAGTATTTAAGTATGACGAAAATTGTTATGATAGGTTTCATGTGTTAGACTTCAACTTTGATGAAGCTGTTGTTTATAACTCTGAGCAGGTTTCAGGTTTGCTTAATTTAAACCTAATGCCAAAGAATAATGCTCCGGAGATATTAAACTATCCTCAGATTAATTTTAACAATATTGATATTCTTTTTTCTAAAGAAGAACAGAAGTATAGGATTAATCAATTTTGGGACATTACTGATAATAGAGGTGAGTTTGATCCAACGGCTGAGCGTATGATATTTAATACAGCAGCTAATGGATATGTTAGAACATTAAATGCTAATAATTTAAATTATGCTAAATTTGAACTAGAACATAAAAAGTTTAGACATTATCAGAATACAGTTCTTTTAAGAAGAAAAGTGTCAGGTAATAGAAACATGGTAGTTTCTACAACGGTTAATAAAAATCTTTTAAGTCCTAGATAATGAGTTTAAATAAAAAGTTATTAATAGAAGAAACTAAAAAAGCACATATAACTCCTCCAGTAAGGAGAGTTAATAAAAATATACAGCCTTCTTTTTTTATGGATTCTACAAGTCTTTTACCTGAAAATTTTGCTCAACCTATGCCACCAATGTATGAAGAAGGTGGCGATGTAAAAGCACCAGGTGACGGATGGGAATATAAACAAGCAGGCGAAGAATTTTTAACAAGACGTCAAGGTGGAACAGACTGGATTACAGCTAAAGGGGCTGCAAGAGATGCTATTCAATCTAAGATTTTTGCTCAACCACAAATTACAGCTACACCTACAAGTCCTGTGGAGGTTGCTCAAATAAAAAATGAGTTAAAATCATATGATCCACAGAAAACAGGTAATGCTGATTATACTAGAAATATCCAAAGAAAGCTTGTTAACGCTGGTTATGATTTAGGTGGGTATGGTCCTAATAAGGATGGAGTAGATGGTGCTTTTGGAAATGCTACTAAAACGGCATTAGAATCTTTTAACTCAGGAATATCTCCAGAGTTTGCACCTGCATATATTAGACCAACAAAAAAAACAAGAGAAACTCAAATTAAAAAAGATCCTGAAGCATATTCAAAATTTACTATAGCTAAAAATTTAGAACCTGGTATACTACCTACTTTATATTCGGGTACAGGAACTGAAGGTTGCGTGCCGGGACAACAATGTTCTGCAAACGCTTCTATAAAGATGGGTAACTTATTGGGTGATGCAGTTGAAGGCGGAACAGAAGCTTTATGGGGGAAAAACGCATGGTTTCAAAAAGACTACTTGTTAAATAATGGCGGAGACTTGTTATATGAAACAGGTGAGCGTAATGTAGGTTTAATGGCTCAGGTACCGCCAGAGACATATGCTAACTATCAAGTTGGTGATCATGTTCAATTAAATAGAGCTGATACACCTTCTAGTAAAAGATATGCGGCAGAAACAAGTGAATATAAAAATGAGAATATAGAACACCAGGGCTTTATCATAGGAAAAGCTTCAGATGGTACGCCTCTTATTTGGCATGGTTCTGAAGATGGCACTGCTTACATTCAAAGAATGGATGAAGATTTGTTTTTAGACACAAGCCATGGTAAACTGAATTATAAAATTGCTTCAATAGTTAGAGGTAGTGCAATGAAGAATGCTGATAAAGATAAGTTAAGAGCTCTTCAGAACTCATCTTATTATTCTCCTATAAATGAAGATAACATACTGGTTCCAAATAAGAATGCTTCGCTGAAACAAAAGCAGATGGCTGAGGTTGTTAATAGTTCTATTGGAGAATTTAAAAGCTTGGGTTATAATCAGGATGATTTAACATATATTAGTCAGCTGTTGGTTGGAGGTATAATGGATAATGAAACTTCTTCCGGAGAAAGTATGAAAGCTTATCCTAAAGAGGTTATTGCTGTTATGACAAAGAACCTTATGAGTATAGACCCAGGAGGTATCAGTAAGGATGGCATTGATTTTAAGAAATTGCTAGATTCAGATCCCGAAGCTAGTAGAGGCATTTATCAACTGAAGCCTGAGATGAACTTTAAAGACAAAGATGGTAAGCTCAACAAGATGGGAAAAGAGCTAGAAAAAATGGGTGTTTCTTTTAATGACATTGCTAGTAGTTCAGAAGCTCAGACTAAAGCAGGTGCTTTAATGATGCTTAACTATTATGCTAACTTAAAAAAAGATCCTGATTTTGATGTAGAAACAAATCTATATAAAGGTAAGATTCCTGCAAGTTATCTTTTAGCTAAATCTTGGCAACAAGGTGGTGGCTGGTATAAGAAAGAAAAGTTCAGTGATCTTATTAATAATCTAGATGTTGATTATAGCTGGTCTGCTTTAGAGGGTGCTGTAGATAACATCGCTGTAGGAGATAAACAAAAAGATATTAAAGCAGAACTGAGAGCGGCTAAACAAGTTAAGGAAGCTCAGGATAAAGCTAGGTATGAGAAAGAGCGCGTAGACTATTTTAATTCTGCAGAAGGACAAGCAGCTTATGCGCGTCAACAAGAAAAGGATAAAGCTGAAGCAGAGTGGGCAAAATATAATTCACCTAGTTCTGTATTTTATCAACAGCCTGCTGAGTCAACTAATGTGAATACAGCACCAATGCCTCAGTTTAAAAGACCAGTGTTATTTGATGAAGGTGGTCCTGTTCATTCACACCCACATAAAAAAGGTGATGGGTTCTTATCATATGGAAATAATGCTGATTACTTTGATAGTCATGCTGTGTACTCTGATAATCCAGCTTACAATGAACAAATACGTAAAAGGGTTTATAGCGGGAATTGGGCATTTAATCCAGATACGCAACAACTTAAGAAGTTAGGTAAAGCTGAGCAAGTTTCTGTTAATCCACAAGTAAATAGATGGGCTACACAATCAAAGAAAGAGCTTGAGCAAGAACGTAAAGCACAAGCATCTCACCAGAGACATATAAATGATAACAGATATACAGGTCTTGTAGATGTACAGATCCCTAAAGAGGCTGCATGGAATCCTGCTGGTGAAGAGTATGCAGGCCAGACTGTAAAGATGACTAAGGATCAAGCTGAAGATTTTCGTAATGCTAGCATGCAACACAATATGCGTGAGGTTTATAATCATCCATTATGGAGTTTACCTGGTCAAATAGCTATAGTAGGTGGCGGTGGAGCGGGTGTTAAAGCTCTTGGTGGTCTCAAGCCTGCTTATGCTAAAGCTTTTGCTTCTACTAAATTATTAGATAGAGGCATAAGGGGTGTGACTGCAAATGCTCCTAAACTTCAAGGAGCCTTGTTAAAAGGTAGTAAGTATGCTAACATTAATAACATGGGTTTTGCTACATCAGTTGGAGCAGAGATTCCTTTAATCAATAGATTTGCTAAAGATCCTAATTGGACTAATGCAGGTATGTTGGCTTATAACACTTGGGGATTAGTTCCTGGTGTAGGTTATTCTAAAAATATTGCTAAGGCTGGTAAACGTTATACAGATAACGTCATAAGCTCTAGTAGGTCTGCTGGCAAAATTCAACTACCAAATCCTTTTAAAAGAAGTCCGCAATACAAAAAAGGTGGTCAACCTATATGGCAAGGCTTATTAGATAAACCTTAAGGGTTTAGTTATAGTCTCAGTAAAATTTAGTATATTTAATATATAGCGTAATTATGAAAAATCTTTTAACTAGTATAAGCCAACCATGTTTAGATTGTGGTGGTCAGGCTAATTATCAAGAGGGTGGCGAGTTTCAGCCTCACATGATGTATAACCCTGAAACTGGTGAGCCTGTTGAAGTTGCTTCAATGGAGGAGCATATGGCTTTAGCAGAGCAAGGTTTCCTTTCAGAAGAGCAAGTACAACAAATGCAACAAGGTCAGCAACAGCAAATGGAAGCAGGAGGTGCCCATATGCAGAATGGGTTGCAGGCTATGAAAAGCAATATCAATAAGCATTTCAAGAATGCGGCTAGTGCTAGAGACAACATGTTCTTGAAGGATCCAAAGGCTCCGCAAAATCAAAGTACTGATGAATATACTGGTGCTAGAAAAGGTTTGTTTACAGATTTTGTTAAAGCGTCTACTCAAGATGCCTTGATGAAGCAAGCTATGGATGAAGTTACTGCCAATAAGGAACAGGAAATGATTCAGATGCAACAGCAAATGATGAATAGACAAGGATTACCAATGGCTAAATATGGTTACAACATAGGTCAGAACTTTGGTATGGGGAATGAGAAAGACATTACACCATGGGTTAATGAATACTCAAATCAATTACAAGATAATAAGAATGTCTTTGGTGCTGTGAAAGGTGCTATAGGTAGTGGTTTTCAAAACATGTTTGCCCCAAAAGAAACAAAGCTTAAGACTAAAACTAAATTTTTATTTGGTGATGACAAATATATTGAAGGAAGAGATATCCTTGATAGGCATGGTAACGTCAAACGTACTACAAAAGGAAAAGTAAAGAGAGATTATTTTGGTGAAGGGAGATGGAAAGATAAAAGAGCTTTTAAAAATATGGGTTACTCTAAGCGTGACCAAGCTAACTCATTGGTGACAGATGTTACTAATGGGTATCCACAAAACCAGGTTAATAATAATCCACAGAATTTAAATACAGATATGAAAAGATACAATGACATGTTAGTTAATCCTTGGAGGCAACAAGGTGGTAGTATTATGGATGAACGATTCGGAGGTATGGTTGACCCAAATGAATTCTATTATCACCAGGGTGGTAACATTCCTTCACATAATCATAGTGGTTCTGCTAGAGATATGACTGATATGGTTGATCTAAATGGTCAGCAGGTTTGGTTACAAGGATACAACAGCAGTGATCCTAATGATGTTTCTGCATTTACTTCAGGAAATCAAAATTGGTATTCTGGTAGAGGGAATAGCCAGCAAAGATATTTACCTCAAGATGCAGGTGGTTATACTCATAAAAATTTCTCACCGCGATGGGGTGGAGGTGATCGTATAGCTGGTGATGAGGGTGACGGTAACCCAAAGATTCCTGGTGTTACAGGCTATTGGTCTGTTAAGCCTGGTGTATTGGGTCCTGACCATCCGGGTTCTTTTAATTACAATGTTATGGGTAACCCAGAGGGATTTGATGATTATTGGAAGAATAAAGCGGATTACATACCTACTCAGCAAAGTGGACCAAACGTAACTTTTTCAGATCCAAATGACTGGAGAGGTGGTATGACACAAGCAGAGATTGATGCAATTGAGATAAGTGAACAGGAAGCTGCCGATGATGCAGCATATTATGCTGCTAATCCGGGTGTTCCAAACCCTAATGCTAGTACAGGTTCTACTAAAAATGGCGCAGCAGCTTCAGTAGAAGAAGTTCAGAAAAATTCTGAATCATCTGTTGGTAATACAGAGGTGGATAAAACTACAACCACTAAGAAAAAAAGAGGAAATTATGTGCCACCTGAAGAAGAAGATACTGAATTATTAGATAATGGTTCAGGGAACGGGAATAGAAGTATTCAGGGTCAAACAGGTTTTGGTAATGGTAATCAATATGGTTATCAAGTAAATGCTGGACCTAATGTAAATTTAAGATCTGCATCTATTGATGACAAGTTCCGTATGCGTATGTTTGGTAGCGGCTTAAAAAGACACAAGGCAAACTATCAGTTTACTCATGATGGACAAGCGCCATGGAGAAAAAATCAAGCAGATCCAAATGCTATATATCCAAATGCTGTAGACAGATTACCTACTAGGCCTTTAGAACAGATTGAGACTGGTGTTGATATAAAAAACATGCGTCCAATAGGAATGGATGGTAAAGAGATAGATAAACCAGATAGCCAAAAAAGTATTAGAGAATTGGCTATTGGAAATTTAGGTGAAGGTGATTTTTCTGAAGATGACATCCTTAAGCAAATGGATGTAGTTAAGTCAATTAGAGATAGGTCAGGTGTAGATAGAACAGCACAACCTGAAAACTATGCACCCGAACCTTCAGCTGATATGGCTGGAGAGTTTCCATTAAGAGGTCGCCCAAAAAGAGTTGTTAGAAGAGCTGAGAGAAAGAATGATAGAGGTATAGCAAGCGGAAGAATCATTGAAGATG